ATTAATAAAAAATGGGTATGGAACAGACCCATGTGGAGATACCACTAATGGAGATATCAGCAATGATATTAGTTATGTATCGTTGAAGCAAGAAAAAAGACTTGATGAAATAGTTAATGACATGTCATTAATTTCGGTCAAGGAAACCTCGTCCTTTAGGGCGAGGTAGTTCATCATACCATACTATATATTGTTGTCAATCATTTAAATGTGCCACCTGTCATTTTTATAACAAGATTATCCATATTGCCAACTTTTGTTTGCAAATCGATAATTTGTTTTTGTAAATCTTTTATTTCCTGTAAATGATTTGATTCATTTGCAAGCATTTGTGCAATAGTAAGTGAAATATCTTCAGCTTCCACTGAAGATATTCTTATTTCTTTTGATTTTGATCGTAATGCTAAACGTATCCTTTCGATGAAAGCATTTAAAGTATCGTACATCATTCCATTTCACTCAAAACCATCAAACCTTCTTCATCCTCACTGAGGTCATCAAGAGGGACAATGACGACATCATCAATAGATACATCATCGTCATCGACTGTTTTATCAATAATATTGTCTGTTTGCCGACCTTTCATTCTATAGTATTCTTCCAACGACATAGATTTCAATGATACAATATTATAACCAATCAAACCCATGCTAGAAATCATTCCAGTGGCATGTGCTGTCGCTTGTTCATCATTTGTAACACTATCGATATCAAATGAAACATCAAATTTATGATTACCTTTTTCATATGTTGCTACATACATTCTTATTTTTCCTTATAGTGAATCGATTTTTACATAATTTGTTGCAAAATCTGTAATTAATTTATACCTAGTTTCTTTCAAATTTTCTGGGCAAAAATATTCATACATGCTGTTTGTCAAGCGATGAATATCTGATTTGGATGTTGCCCATGCTGAAATCATAAATCCTTCCCTTGAAATGACATAAGAAAAATCATAAATGTCATCTAGATTAGAAATACGAATCAAAACTTTTTGAATTTTATTTGTTCTTCCATTTAATGAATCAAGAATTTCATAAAATTCAACTAACGTATTAGTTGAATGGAATACCTGTTCCTTCGTGGGGAGGGGAATAATCGTGCGTTTATCTACAAGCAATTGCTCTGCTGCATGATTAGTTGTTCTAATTTCATCAAACTGATCAAAAAAATCAATCAACATATCAGAAACATTTTCAGGAAAGAAAATTTTGTAATGATATCGCCGTAAATTTTTATGAACATTACACTTCTTAAAACTTTTTTCACGAACTGCTAATGCTGGTTGACCCATTTATTTAACTCCTGATTTTTTTTAATAATTTTTTAACTTTATTAACATTACTCAATTGTCTATTTTTAAATCTATCATCGCCATCGTCAACGATATGAATTAAATGTTCTTTTACGATATCAGGATACGCTGTCGGTTTTTCTGAACCATTATATACTTCGCATTCTGCCATCTGTAAATAGGTATAACCGTTGTTTTTAAATATGTCAAGTTCCCATTTAATATTTTCATCAGAAAAAATAACATACCTTGTTTTCACAATAACTTCTTTAGTCATTGGCCAAGCCAGATTGAATTCACTTTCAATAATAGTATCTTCCCATTCCAGACATTCTGATAAATCTTTAAGTGGCAATTTTAAAGTCCTAACCAATTCTTTTCTTGGTGGCTCATTTAAAATTCCATTTTCCATTGTCCAAGAATACTCTCGTAATCTCAATCCTTTTGATATGTAACCTTGTCGAATATCAACTATTGAATATTTCTCCTTAAGAGCGTTATCCAATAATGTTTTTTCTAAATTCTCGCTATCTGATAACAAGAATTTAAATTCACGTTCGATTGCTATAATACACCTTCCTTTATTTTGTGTAAGGTTCTGATAAAAATGCGGTATATAGCTGTGGAACTTTTGCGATTGATGGTAAATTCACTTCTTCACAAAATTTTAAAAACCATATACCTATCTGTTTTAGAGTTGGTTTTTCAACTGCATCGATTATTGTTTTTTGCATGTCCTCTTTAACATGTTCAGGTTGACAATGCAAGTCAATTAATGTTTTATTAAAATTATATTGATCTAATACCCTTACAGTTTTCCCATCAATGTCTTCCCAAGTCTGTAACATTAAATTATTCCATGCATATCCTTTGTTTTTCCTGTCATCGTATGCGTCTTTCAGTTTTGTTTCACGAATCCCAGGAAATGCAGACATAACATTATCAGAACTATCACCTCTGATAATTTTTTTAAATAATTCCCACTCAGGAACTGGTGGTTTTTCTGGAAGTTTTGTTTTTTTATTGATGATTTCATTTCCTTTATCATCAAAAACACCAGTAGTTGTGATAAGTTGTCCTCGAACACCATCATAAATTTTTACTTTATCAGTCAGAAGCTGCTGAAAATCAGTGTCGCCAGACACTATAATGTGATTATCGTCAGGATGCAAATCAATAAAATATGCAATTAAATCGTCTGCTTCAGCATTACGCTGATGTAATACTGTGACGTTTGTTTTTGTTTTAATAAATGTTATGAACTCATCCAATACATTATTGATAGTATTATCTTCTTCAACTTCATGTTGTGTTCTTTGCGATTGAAGAAGTTTTCTCTGTGCTTTATATCCTGAATAAATTTCATGTCTCCATGAATGTCCATCCAAACAAAAAACAACATGTGTTCCTTTTTGTTCTTGCCAAACTTTTTTAAGAGAATTTAATATAACATGGACTGTTAAACCAGCTTTTGTTTCAGGGTCACCTTTACAAACATGTTTGCACCTATGTGCCATATTTAAAAAATCTATAAGAATATATGTCGCCATTTCAATCCCAATTACAAATCGTTTTGTAGTTTATTAGTTAATTTATTCGGTAGTGCTTCAAAATTACCAGTTTCCCATGCTTCATCAATCATTTCATCATAATAATCTTTATGGAGATCATCATACCATTGTTCAATGATTGCTTCTTCTGTTTTTCCATTATAGCCGTTATCTTTCAGCATTTCAATGAAATATTCATTCCAGTCCAAAGTTATTTTTAGTCCAGTCAATTTTTGCGATTTGTCATACTGATTATCTACAATAGCAACCCAAGGTTCATGACGTAAATTAGCAATTGTTTTATCATGTTCTTGCTGATCTATTTTTCCATGTTTCAAATCAATTGCTAATTTATTTTCATCGTACTGTTGACCAGTATTTTTCAATTCATTGGTTTTAGTATCATATTCATACTCTGATATTATACCATACTTAAAATCGATATTGTGTTTTTTCTCATCAAATTCTTTGTCCGCATAATGGATTTCAGCAAGTCTTATATCAAGATCATAACCATCTAAATAATAATATGCTTCAGCTTCATCATATGCCTTACCTTCTAAACCCCAAGATCCAGGTAAAAATTTGAATGCTATAAATTTTTTCTTTTTTGCCATACTTCACCTCTTACGATTATTATATCAAAATCGCTTTACATATTCAATAATTATGCTAATATAATTTAACATCTGCCAAAATAGCACGAAGTAATTGATAATTATATTGATCGTTTGGGGGATTATCTACAACAATAGTCAAACTATTAATAACTGTTAATCCCATACCAATTTGTGATAATTGTGTGTTTTTAATTAAAATGATAAATAGTATTGCGGCGATAAATGATGCTGGACACATCATTTATCAAGACACCAAGGAGGATGTCAAACCGCCATATATTTATAAATTAAAAACAAGGAGAAGTCAAAATTAAATCAATCAAAGAACAATTAGAAGAATATTTGTCTACATTTGAAAACGGTTACAAAAATCAAAGAGCAGCGAGAAGTTTAAAAACAAAAAATAAAAAATTATGGGAAGAAATACTGATTTTAACATATTTCTTATCAAATGCTTTACCAAAACAACGTTGCTGGCACATATTAAATGAAATATATTATATTCCTGAAAATAGCAGATGGAACCAAAACCATTATACCAAATATATAGGGCGTGGAAAATCAAAAGGAACAGACACTATTGAAATAAGAAAGAAATCATGTATCGAAAAATACGGAGTGGACAATCCTGCAAAATTAAAAGAAACTCAAGACAAAATGAAAGCAAGTAATTTAGAAAAATATGGAAGTGAAAATTATTTTTCTTCAGATGCAGGAATTGAACTTGTTAAAAATGAATGGAAAAATCCAGAAAAAAGAAAAACGAGATTAGATAATATTAAAAAAACTTTTGATGGAAAATGGAAAGGACATCCATCTAGAAATAAAGATATTATGGACAAAATTAAAAAACATCAAATGGAAACATGGATTAATAATTATGGTTGCCATCCTATGCAAACACCAGAAATATCCGAAAGAGCCGAACACAATAGAATATCAAGAAAACAATATACAATGCCATCAGGGAAAATAATATCAATACAGGGCTATGAATGGAAAACTATAGATGATTTATTACAATCAGGCATTCATGAAAACGATATAGTTACTGAAAAAAATAAAGTGCCGCATATTAAATATTTTTTTAATGGGAAAATAAGACGATATTATCCAGATATTTTTGTCATTAGCGAAAATAAAATATATGAAACGAAATCAACTTATACTTACGATTCACATATGGATCAAAATTTAGCAAAACAACAAGCATCATTAGATGCTGGTTATAATTTTGAATTTAAAATATATGGTCAAATGAAAGTTAAAAAAGGGCTTATCGAGTAAGCCCTTTTTACATAACTTATTGATTATTATAATTATTTTTTCTTGGCCGGCAACAAAAACAGATATTCACAATATTTTGTTTCTAATTTTATCTGAAGAAGACCTTTACTAAGAATTGACATTCTTGTTGATAAAGTATCACCATTAATTAACTTTAAACAATCCAATACTGTTGGTATCATCCAATGAAGACCATCGAGAGTTCCTTCTGTTGGGTTATTAAATGACACATATGTTCTGTGTCCAGATGAAGTTTCATCACCAATATAAAAACGCAAATCACCTTTTACATTTTTAACATTAAAAAATTCTTCACCTGATAAAATACTTGCCATCTTTGCTAACTCTTGAATCTTTGATTTATCCGGAGTAAAATCAATATCCCAAGCTGAAGCTATTGGTTTTGGTTGTAATGGAACAAGTTCGCTATTAAGTAATCTATAGTGTGCATCACGTCCTGCATCATCTTCAAATATAATTTCTATAGGACATTCTTTGCCACCTTTTTCTGCTCTCACGACAGTAACAGATGCACCATCTGTTTTAAATTGTGGGAATTCTGCGAAACCTTTAAGAACTGATAAATTTGACATGCCAAATTCGCCATTAAATTCCTTAATTGGCTCTTTAAGAAATGCTTTAAAAACCACTGAATTGTCTGCTGCCATCGATTCTATTTTTGTTTCATCTTCTGATCCAGTAACTTTTAAAACTTCCAAATTACCCAATCCGCTTGTATGTCTAAGAACGTCTAATAATACGTCTACGTTAATTTTTGCCATTTTTGTTTTTCTCCTGCGGCTATAGTTCGCCGCAACTGTTATCTAATATATTCATTATAGTGATTTTAATTATCATTATCAAAATTTTTCTTTGTTATTCCTGCTAAATATGAAAGTTTTTTGATGTCTTTATTTGTCATTAATATCCATTTAATCTTTAAAAAATGAACAAAATCTACTATATAATCTCTTATTTTATAGTAAGTATGTATTACCAAAAATAATGGTAACATCCAGATTACATGATAACCAAATTTAGGATCATTCATTATTTTACTCCAAATCCAATAATCTTTTCATTGTTCCAAGATTATCTTCAAAAATTTCAACTTTAATTTCTTCTATCACTTTAGATTTCTTTTCTTTTCGTTCAACCTGCAATGGTGGTGAAACATGTTCAAATACAGGCTGCTCCTGATATATTAAAGGTGTCTGTTGTTGCCTATCTTGGTAATCATAATTTATAGTTAAAGATAATGTATCTAATCCTCCATAAACACTATTAGAATCCATTCTTGTTATAAAACAACCATTAAATCTAAATTCAGAAGAACCTGTATTAATTGTTAAATCTTTTTTATATGAATTTGACGGGAAATCACCAGAGCATTGCTGAATCCAATCATAAAAATACTGACTATGTCTTATTTTAATTTCTATATTTCCGCCATAATTTATTGATCCTTGATATGATTGAAGTCCACCAATACTCAATAATTGTCTTTGTGGATTATTGAATGTGTTAACTTCCAATAATTCGAATGTTCTATCCTCTATATGTAATTGCGGCATATTAAATCCTTAAAATTCAAATAATGAATCAAAATGCGTATCATTCTTTGTCTTTTGTAAATCCCAACCAAGAATATAAAGCATATTTTTTATCTTTTTATCAACTGCTGTCTCTACCATTAAATCAACATCTAAAGGCAATTCATAAAACCAGGGCGGCAATTGGTCTTGAATATCAAATGGGTATGCAACCGAAGTTATATTATAAACATTCTTTTTTAAATAACACACAACGACTTTACCACCATCTGTTATTTTTGGTGAGTATTTGTCATGATGTACGTCCAGCAATTTATTCCAATTCATACTTGCGCGAACTTGACCTGGAACAGTTAATTTTTTCTCTTTAACTTTTAATTTCATAATATTAGTGCTACTTTCTTTATTCATTTTATCAAGATATAGAGTAATATTATTTGCTTTTCTTGGTAGACCCATTTCATGCGGTTTTATTTTTTTATATTCGTCTCTAAAATTCTTTACCTGTTCAATAATATTATCTTCTTCTTTACCTGTTAAAATATCCATAAGTATTTTTTCAAGAAATTTTTGCATAATTTTTTGTGTATCAGCACGTTTCATATCCATGCCCATAACTTTTAATTTGCCTGGTTTTCCATCCTTATCTAGTCTAAATCCATCTTTTTCATAAAGAAGGCAGGCATATTTCTTTTTCTTAATAAAAAATCCTGTAGATGCTGCAATTTCGCGGCCAGCTTTAATTATTGCACCGTTTTCTAGTGTAGTATTAAAAGATTTGTCCATAAATTCAGCAAATGTTGCATTAACATTTTCAGAAGCACGGTCATACAATTCTATAATACTGTCTTTGTCGACAATAAAATCTGGATTTTTCTGTTTAAAATATTCATTTTCTAAAACTGGCATACAACTAAAATAAGAACTGTCTGTCATTTGTATTCATATTAAATCGTTAATTTAATATCGTTCTCTGATGAACTGCTATATATTTCTATATAGATTAGACTATATCTTCAACCACTTGGGTTGCTCTCCATTTCGACTTACTTAAGTCTACGGCTTTCGCCTAGTCGTTGAACGTTCCGATTTCTCGGCTTCGCTGCTGATTGCCTTCGTCATTAACGGTCAGGGTTTCCAGCAATTAAAAGAGTTATTCGATATCCATTACTGAATAAAGGGACTCATATGTTAATCCGCGTAAATTACAGCATCACCTCTGTAATCTTCAATTCCTGTAAATTCATAATTTACTCTCGCATTCATATGTCTTGATATGGAACGTCCAGTTAATGTAACACTCTGTCCCATACGCTTATCGTAGAACTTGCATACTTCGTTCAAAAGTGCCGATTGTTCGAATAAGATTCGTTACATCTTATTCCGCTTTCGCTGCTATATATTTCTATATAGTCCAGACTATATCATCATCCCATAAGGATGTCCCCCATTTCGACTCACTTGAGTCTACGAGATTTCTCTCTAGTCGTTGAACCTTACCTATTTCTAGGTCTTGGCTGCTGATTGCCTTCGTCATTAACGGTCAGGGTTTCCAGCAATTAAAGGGATTATTCGATACTCATTACTGAGTAAAGTGGCAATCAATTTACCATATAACGAATTTAACAAAATTTTACGAGCTAACTGTCTCATGTCCCAGAAGTTAAACTTTTCTTTAAAAGATTTAATCGCTTTCTCTTTGGGGACAATTCGATTATTTTTTAATTCCAAGTCATGTTCATTCATGAATACTTTTATTTTATCTGCATTACCTTCTTTTATTAATGATTTTAATTCATTAATATCATATTCCATTAATTTTCTCCTTCATTCATTTCCGAATGATTTATTATACAAAATTATAGTATAGATGTCTAAATTTTAAATAATCATGAAGGAATGGATATGTATTAATAAAATATTATAAATAATTATGGTCATATATTCAGGAGATTGTAATTATGCTTATATTTGATTTAAAATATGGTTGGGATATTAAACAAAAAACAATTTTCGAAACTGCTTCAGAAATAATTACTATATTAGATAAAAATGGTAATATTGTTGCAACCAACGATGCTTGGACACAATTTGCAGTTAATAATGATATTTCAGATTTTGCTAAAGTTAGTATTGGAACCAATTACATTGATGTTTGCAATAATAGTTGTGGTGCAAATTGTGATGGTGCAAAATTTGTTGCACAAGGAATTTCAAATTTATTAAATTCGGACATTGTTTCACCTTTAATTTTTACACATGAATATCCTTGTGATTCACAATCAGAGCGTAGATGGTTTAAATTATCTGCATATAGAATATCCATTCTTGACGATATCGGTGTAGTTATTATTCACGAAAATATAACATATAAAAAAATAAAATTATCCTAAAAGAGTTAATAAATCTTGATCTTTAATTTCAATTCCTTCTTCCATTTCTTTGTAAGATTCTGCTTTTCTTTGCATTGTTTTTCTATCCGCATACCAAACCCGCAATAAACTAGGGATTATACCTTCTTGATGTCTACTAAATAATGTTCCATTTGCACTTATAACCAATTTACTATCTGGTGCAAAAATCAATTCATATAAATCACTGCCAGATAATTGGAGGGTTTCGCCAGATTCGAGATCAAGTGTTAATATTTCATCAGTCTGATTGATGACTGCATCATATTCCAAAGATGCAAAAATACCTTCCCACAAATCCTGTTTTTTAACACCTTCTCTAATTCTTCGCTCTAATTCAGCTTGTGTTAAATCAAGTCGTATTTGTCCAAATAATGTCTCCGTTGACATATTAAGACTACGAATAGTAGAAGGATAAAGTGAATTAATATCTATAGCGCCTATATAATGTGTAATTCCCGTTTTCGGAGTTGCTACATATGCTCCTACTGCTGCACTATGATGTTCATTTTCCTCATCGTCTTCATCATCAACATCGTCATCGATATCTTCCACATCATCTGAATAATCTACTGAACGATTAGGGACCATTAAATTCTTCGAATGAGCTTCGAGGGTAATAGCCTGTTCAACTAACACAACAGAACCAGTAGTTGTCTTAAAAAGAACAGCATTTGTGTGGGCAATCTGATTACAAAGATCAATATATTTTCTTTTTTTATCAATCTTAACAAGAAGCATAACGTCCTGTCTGTTATATGCTATTCCCTGTAAAAAACATTGTTTATCTGATTCATTTTTAACTTCTTCATAGAGGGAAGTAAGTTCGGCGTTTGTTAGTTTTGTTAAATCAATATTTTCAATTTGTGTTATTGTTTTCATATAAAACTCCTGATTGTTATAAATAAGTATAATATATAAGATGTATGGAGTCAAAAATGTTTATTAATAACAAATATAAAAAATGGTATGACCAAATTATAATGTCAGTACAAAAACAAAATAGAATTTACGATTCTACTATTTACGAAAAACATCATATAACACCAAAAAGTATGAGCGGCACAAACGATGAAAATAATATAATTTTTTTAACCTTTAGGGAGCATTATATTTGTCATTTATTATTAACAAAATTCACTACTGGTAAGAATAAACGTTTTATGTGTTTTGCTTTACATACATTTTTTCATCTTAATTTTCATAGACCTGTAATTAAATATTCGAGTTATATATATGAACTACACAAAAAAATGTTTGTTGAGGCTTGTAAAGAACGAATTCCTGTAAATTTAAAAAAAGACAAATATTTATTTTCAAATCAAATAACCGGTGATGTTTTTATTGGTTCTATTAAAGAATTTAGGGATTATTCTGGTTTAACGCCTGCAGATACAAATTGGCTCACACATCAAGGTATCGATCCTTCTGATACAAGAATTAGACAAATAAAAAATTGGGGGATTTGGATCGAAACAACTAATCAATTTTCATACGAAAAAAACATGCCATTGCCAGTTGTTTCACAACTACATAAAACTTATAAATGTGAGCATTGTAATGTCGAATCCAATCTAGGTAATTATAAACGTTGGCATGGCAATAAATGTAAATCTATTGATCCAAATGGACATAATATAAGAGTCTTACAAGTATCAAAAATTAATAAAAAATAAATTATCAACGAGACTTTATTTCTTGTTCAATAAGCTGTTTCATTCTCCCCCATCGTTCAAATTCTTCCAAGTTTTCTGGGTTTGCATTTTTTAAATCACTATTGAATATCTCAGAATTACCTTCTAGTAATCGAAAAGTTGAACAAAAATCAGAGGATAATTTATTTTCACCAACTTCAACTTCACCAACAAAATCTAAACGATATGAGTGTAATTGCTGTTGATTATGTTTCATATATAATTCAAGATAATCAAGATGAATTATTCCAACTGTATCATAAGTTCTTTGTTCTTTACCAAACTTTTTATATGTTCTTACTTTTGGTTTTTGATTCCATAAACAAAATCTTGCTGTTTCTTTTTCACCAAACAACTGTTTAACTCTATTAACCAAATAAGGAACGTCAAAACCAGAACTATTCCATCCAGATATTACATCAACATCTTCAATCAAATAAAGAAAAGCATCTAACAAATCCTTTTCATCATTGAATAACATTGTGTTTTCAAATTTCGCTACTATTTCATCAGCCTGTTCCTGTGACATTGATGGTGGTTTTAATACTAGCGTTATTAAAAAATTCTGAAATGTTGTAAATAGAGATATTGCATTGACTTCAGCATATGGTGACCAAGGGTCAGAGAAACCTTTAAGCGGGTCAAAATTGACCTCGATATCGAAAAAACATATATTTGGGGTTGGTACATCTTTATCAAGATAATTTTCTTCGAGGCATCTGAATATAGGATTGATGTCTCCTTCGAAGAGTTTTTTACCTCTTGCTTTCATTGCTACATCTTTTTGGAATTTTTGATGGTCTGCTGATTCGATTTTTGCTAAGGCATCGCCAAAAATTGATTCGTATCTACCGTTTGGGTCAGGATAATATACTCTATGTATAGCTGGATATTCTCTTAATTTACGTTGTCTATTTTTTAGACGTTCTGAAACTAAAATTTTTGATCCATCTTTTATAGCATCAATATAAGTCATATTTCCCCTTTTTATAAATTTGTCGATCTGGGTGGGTTGCTACCACCCATTTTTTTATCTACGTCCAACGAGAACTAATATCTCTTCTACGTCTGATACAGCATCTTTTTCTTCATCAATGTTTGCTTTAAAAGCGGCCCTGAGAGCTTTATTTATTAGTGGGGCCTTTATATTTAATTCTTCTGCCACAGCCTTAACAGTATCACTTAAACCACCCTTAAGGTCATCGATTTCCTGAAGAACTTTAAGTCCTGTATCAATTGTTGTTTTTAATTTTGATTTTTCTTCTTGTGTAAGTGCGTCTATTGTCATGATATTCTCCTAATGGACAATTAATTTATATGATAATGATAATGATTTGCATATACATTGTCAAAATTTAAATGCTTGACATATTTTTTGATTATGATATTATTCGGAGATAAATCTTTATGGAGAAACATAATGAACAGTGATAAAGAAATTCGATACAAAATGAAGGATGTTAAAGAATTTTTATTGTTTCAATTGAGGAACGTATTTTTCATTGGCATTCTTGTTTTAACTGGCTATATGGCTACAATAGCAAATGCCCCTATTTTTTTGATTAATTTTATGATTTGGGGAGTTACTATTTTGAGTATTATTTTCATCGCATTGATGTTGTATAACTGCTTTGTTTTGGCTGGACGGTTAATGCGGGAAAAACACACTTGGCATTTTATTTAAGGAGAAAATTATGAATATTAAGATCGTCAGCGATATTAAAAATTGTTTTAATGATTATGTTGATTGCATTAAAGGTTTTTTTGAAGGCAAGATTGAAGATTTAAAATATTCTGCATCAAGGAATATTACATCTGTTCAAGATGACATCGACAATAAAGTTTATCTATTCAAAGACCATTGTGCAATTGAATGGTATACTTATCTTACATTTGGTGTTTCCGTTTTATTCAAATTTATTTTGACATTGGTTACTTGGTTTATTGTTGCGAATTATTTCTATTCTGGTTTATTCGGAACGATGATTTTCATTTGGTTGACTCTATATGGGGGATGGCTAATTATCAAACCAATCATCAATCTTGTGATTTTCGGGTTGCGGTGTTTTGGATGGGTTTCAATTAATTATTTGGAGTAATTTATGATTAATTCTTTAGTGGGTGTGACTTTGGTTAAAATTGATCAAAGTAATGATGAGATTTTATTTACCACTGATGAAGGTGCAATTTATAAAATGTACCATCGACAAGATTGTTGTGAATCTGTTTATGTTGAGGATATTTGTGGGGATTTAGATGATCTGATTAATACACCGATTTTATATGCTGAAGAAACTACCAGTGTTGTTTCACCAGATTCACCATTTTCGAATTTTGAAAATATTGATGCTGATCCAGATTATTATTCATCTGATAAATCAGAAACTTGGACTTTTTATAAAATTTCCACTATCAATGGTAGTGTTACTATTCGTTGGTATGGAACGAGTAATGGATATTATTCAGAAAGGGTCAATTTTGAAAAAATTCAGGAAGAGAACAAATCTCTTCCTGAAATTGAAAATAAAATTATAAAATCCGAAAGATATTTGGATTTAAACTAGGAATCCATTTTTTTAACAAATTGTTTCCAAGCCCAATCTACACTACGAGTTCCTAATTTAGATTCCCATTCTTTAATTGCATCTAATCTTATTTTCCAATACTTTGTTTCAGCATCATTAAATCCTTCTGACAATGGTGTTTTTAGGCTTATAGATTGGTCTTTCATCCATTCGTATATAAGTTTAGCTGCATCCTTTGTATTGCGTTCTGGCATAGGTTTTTCGTAAATATAAATTTGTTCCATAATTTCGTGTTTTAAATCACCAACAATCATTTTTGCTTCATCACTGGCTAAATGACATTCATAGCACTCAGAAGATGCATCCCATTCTCCTTGTGCTTGTAGATTGTCGCATGCGCCTTGTAATAAATCTGTTAGGCTTTGTTTCATATCACCATAATGTTGAATCAACACTTCAATGAATTTTGATAATTCAGGTAATGTTTTAGGATTATCAGTCAATTTAGCATCTGATGTATTGATTTGGATTGGAGGATTTACTACTTCTGGTTCTACATATGCTCCAGATGTTCCGACTTCTGGTTCATTTGGAATTAATTGCTGGACCAATTGTGTGCAGATATCATTTGCCATATCAGGTTCATATCCTAGACCAGATATTGCCATTTGATTAAATAATTCATATAATTTTCCACGACTATAATTTTTAATAAACAAATCTTTATCTTTACGAAGTCTTGGTTGCGAATCTATTATTTTAACAAGTTCTTCAGATTCATTAGTATTTTTTTCCGTTACATAAGGTTTTCCATCATCTCTTGGTTTTTCTGCTGGTTTTTTCTTAGGTTCATCTGGTTTAGTAAAATCTTTAACAACTTTTGGTTTACTTTTTTTTGTAAATATTCCTTCATTCATCTGATTGTATTCATTTATGGTTGTTCCAAAATGATTATAAAAATTTTCAGATAATACTTTTTTAGATATTGTTTTAGAATATTTTTCCATAACTTCTGATGGGGTTACGCCCTGATCTAAAAGGGATGCCATTTCTATTGCGATTCTTGTTCCTGATTTCATTTGACTAGCTCACTCTATTAGGTTATAATGTTTATTCTTTATTTATCAATAGCAACTGAAATAGGATAATATGAGTGGGACATTTATAGGAGTTAGTTTATCAGAAGATAGCGCATTTAAACTAGAAAAGTGGTGTGCTGAAAGTCTTATACCAAATCATAATAAAATAGAAGATTTTCATGTTACATTAGTGTATTCAACTGATAATCTTCCAGAAATAGAAATCCCTCAATATGTTAATCATCTCGTTTTAGATAAATCTTCATACGAATATGCAAAATTTGGGGATGGATCAATTTTAGTTTTAAAATTTAAATCAGATACATTATCTAAGCGTTGGGAAATTTTAAAAAAGAAATATAATTTTCAATATAATCATCCTACTTGGATTCCGCATATTACTCTTTCGTATAGTGTTCCTGAAAAATATAATATAAATCGTTTAGAACTTCCTAATTTTTCGATAAAATTAGATGGTGAATATAGAAAGCCATTTGATGCAAATGCCTATTCTAAATAATTATTTTGAATATCTGTCCGGAAATTTTTTAAATTGTTCAGGTTGAGGCATTGTAGGATTTCCTTTTATATCCCTAGCATCAACAGGCGGTTGAAAACTAAATTTTGATTTTATTGGTTTTCCTGGACGTCCATCTGATCTTAAAATTGGAACCATTCCATCTTCATTGGCTATAAAATTAAATTTAGACATTTGTTTTTTCATTTCTCCTTGTTTAACATCACAAGTAGTATTGACCCCTTTTACAATTCTTCCTCCACATTCAAACAATTCCAAATAATGCATTTTTACACTCACAAATGATAAATGTAGATAAAAGAGTTTCGAGCCTCTTTTATCTACTAATCAATAGTTCTATAAGAAGAACAAATGACTAAAACTATTTATCAGTATAATCATCTCATAATTTTTCTCCTTATATATTTATGCTTGACAATACATTTCATTATGTTAAATTAAATCAACTCAACAATGTGGAGAAATTAAATGAACAGAAAATTAGAACGTTTGGTTCAAGAAGGTGCTAAATTGTTTGAAGAATTTGAATTTCTTCAAAGTGTTGATACCGATAGTTTTTGCGAACATTATAAAATAATTCAATTACCATCTTCAAGATCGATTTTAAGTTTGGTTTTTGGTCTTGATGGAATTGGCTTTTTTAAAGAACAATATCCTGAATATTGGGATGTTGGTGTAGGAATCACCAAATATATTCATCAATATCTTCATGCCCATCCAAATATTGAGAGTATCATAGATTGGGTTCAAGAATATAATGTCAATGAAGATGTTGATTTTGATTATCATGGTGAAGCTGCAGAAGATTCTTATATAAATGATAATTATGATGGGAATGGTGTTCGGGAGCATCTTAAAAATTTCTATAACATTCAAGATAAATCACTTGAAAAATTCATTTGGTCAGCAACATTAATGGTTTGCACGATGTTTCAAACAATTTATGATGATGAAATGTTCAATGATGATAATTGTTGGAGGATTATCATGGAATATAGTAGTCTGGTTGACTTGATTGCGTTCAATAAATAAAGCCCAACTTTAAGTTGGGCTTTTTTGTTAAAATTTATTCAAATCAAAATCTTTATCTAACCCGCCTTGAGTTTCAAATACAAGATCACGTTTATGTTTTTCAGGATCAAAATTCTTTAAAAGATCATTTAAATTCGGTTTTTCGATAGATGATTCAAACATTTCAAATAGTTTATTGAATTTTACATTATATAATTCGTGAAGACCTAATAGCATATTTGCCAATTGATCAGTTGTTGGATTACCATCCATAACTTGTTCATAAACGAGATAGATGTCATCAGTAACATTCCAACAACTTAATATCAACTGTTCCATTTCAAATCTATCATATTTCATTTTATTCCATCCTTAGCTCTTACTTTTTTTGCGCAACGTTCATATGCTTCATACATCAACTCATTGAATAATTCTTTGTCATTAATCAATGATAAACGACTACGATCAATTTCTTCAACGATGCCATTAATACGAATAAAACCTTTTTGTGACACTTCAACGTTATAATGTTGACTACCAGATTTTAACTTGGTAGGAATAACTTTTACTGTATATAGTGGCGGTGCCATCAATAATCTCCTTCTGTCAAATTTTTATCATAACACAAACCAAGGTCGGTAAGTGCCTTTTTTAAAATTTCTGGATCCGTTACTTTCACGCCATTTAAATGATATGAATATGAACATTCACTTTCTTCATAAAAACCAAGTTTGCGATTGTTGGGAACCGAATAATCTAAGACATTGCATTGATCAAATGATTGATCCTTTTTCGGGACAATAAATGCTTGGCAATCGTTTCCATAAAGATGAATACCAAAAATATAATCAGATGGTTTTTTGGACATTTTCAATTTTAATCTCCTTCTGTCAAATTTTTATATTTTTTATCCAACCAATCTAATTTTGCTTGATCGAAATTAGCTGGAGCAGATCGCATTCTACCTTCATTGAGAAATATAGTCAAGGCTTTTTCTTTGTCTACAAGTGGAAACTTACTGTCATAATTTGCATCACTATGACTCCAACCCAATCTAAGAAGAAAATTTAAAATAGCATCAGGACTATATCCAGCATCTTTATAATATAATAAAGATGATGAATTATCTGGATCAC